ATCTTGGTTATTGCGATCGGCACCACGGGCAATTTCCGTGCACGCAAGCTCGCAGCGACCAATACCTGGGTATTGTACCGCGTCTAATGGCTGGGTCACTCACAAAGCACAGCGTTTTGTGAGTGACTTGTATCAAAACCTTCTGGATTGAAATATAATGGCTAATACAGCGGGTGAGCAGATTATCCGGGCTTTGCGACTACTTGGTGTGCTGGCCGAGGCGGAAACCCCGTCTGTGGAGATCATGCAAGACAGCCTGACCGCTTTGAACCAGATGCTCGATTCATGGTCCACAGAGCGCTTGGCCGTTTATACCACGCAAGACCAAGTATTCACATGGCCTGCAGGCTCAGCCACTCGGACGTTAGGCCCTACAGGTAATTTCGTGGGGTTGCGGCCTGTGCTGCTCGATGCAGCTACATACTACAAGGACACGAGCACGGGTATCTCGTACGGCATCAAGATTATCACGCAAGAGCAGTATAATGGTATTGCGGTTAAGGGTGTCACCTCAACATTCCCGCAGGTCATGTTTGTCAACATGGGCTACCCCGATGTTGAGTTATCGGTGTACCCTGTTCCCACGAGGTCACTTGAGTGGCACTTCGTTTCCGTGCAGGCGCTTTCACAGCCAGCTAGTTTGATTACCGAACTATCGTTCCCGCCCGGTTATTTGCGTGCGTTCACCTACAACCTTGCCTGTGAGCTTGCTCCAGAGTTTGGGACTGAACCCGCGCCGCAGGTGCAGCGCATCGCGATGACGAGCAAGCGAAATCTCAAGCGAATCAACAACCCGCAAGACATGCTGGCGATGCCGAGCATACTGACAAATTCGAACCCGCGCTACGACATCTACACAGGTAACTAGGTATGGCCGCAAACGCATTCAACAAAGCTCCCGCGACTAATGCGTTTGTGGCGCCGTCATTTCTTGGAGCCATGCAAGACCCTGGATTTTGGAAGTCTATAGGGCGTAATGCTTCGTCTGTGGGTAATCGGGCCGCACTAATGTTAGCTGGGGCACCCGCTGATATGGCCAATCTCCCTGTCATGCTCAAGCGTGCTGTGCTAGGCCAAAAGCAAACCCGCCCCGTTTTTGGGTCTGAGCATCTCATGGAACTAGCTGAAAAGCACTTGGGTTCTATCGTCACTACAGGTAACCCCACTGCGGACTTGGTGGGGGATCTTGCAACAGGTGCCCTCACAATGGCCCCACAACAAACTGCTGCACTGGCGCAACGAGCAGCAGCAACTGGAGCCAAAAACCTAGCAGCGCCCACTACGCTGCGCTCCGAAGCTGGTGTCATTAAAACACCCGGTGGTAACTGGCTTAGCCCACGACCAGAAGGTGTGGATGGCGGGCTTGTTACAGAGGCTCCCGAGTTTTACCTAAAACAGTCTCGCAGCCGTTCTAATACAGATCCGCTGCTTGACACCTGGATTGACAAGCAGCTCACTAGGTACGTCAAGAACGACATGGGCACACAAAATGACCCTGTTAGGGCTTTGGCTGAGCGGGGCATTTTGCATATAGGGCCGGACGCACTAGCGGTACCTATAGGGTACGGCAAAGACCTTAGGCCGGGGCAAACTGCGCCAGCCGTATCAGATTTAGCTAAGCGGTGGGACTACACGGTCGACCAACATTTGCCTACAGAGTCCGCTGGCGGTTTACTGCGCAAGACGTTCGATCGTGATCTGCGTCCCGCGGCACGTTTGGAGCACAACGCATGGCTTGCAAAAGTCCCGCCAGATACGCCTGTGCATCTGGCACACAAGCCGTACAATATTGGGTTCACGCATCTTATCGATGAACTGCGTAACGCCACAAACCCCGCATCAGGATTGCCCGCACACCTACAGCTTAAACCAGAAAGCTTGGCGCAGGTGTCTGTGCCGCAAGCTGTAGAACGTGTTGCTAAGATAAACGCTTGGAGGGCCGCAAACAAGGCGGACACAAACAAGGCGCTGGCAAATAATGAGGCCACGTTTCTACATAAAGATTACCCGGAACAAGGCCTTTCATGGCGGCAGTTACGTCAGCCGGAAGGGGCCACCAACCAAGCTTCACTGCAGGCCGCGCTCAAGTACGAGGGCGACACGATGGGGCATTGCGTGGGTGGCTATTGTTCGAGCGTAGCAGCTGGTGACCAGCAGATTTTCTCGTTGCGCGACGCAAAAGGGGAGCCACACGTAACAATTGAAGTTGAGCCGATACCGAATGGTATGCCCAGCATTTTGCAAATCAAAGGTAAGGGCAATGGGGCACCCGCCGCAAAATACCTGCCTGCAGTTCAAGATTTTATCAGGTCTGGAGATTGGCTGAGCGTAGGTGATATACGTAATGCTGGGATGATGGGCCCGAAGGACTTACAGAAAGCGGGTATCACACCAGCTGGTGCCAGGTTACTACGCGATGTTTTGCCAAGGTTTTACACACGCAGTGAATTTGATATAGCCGTTGAGGGCCTTAAAGCCACACCAAACGCATTCAACAAATGAAAACCCAGATACTAGGCGCTAGTTACGTTGCACGCAGTGTTAATGCGGCGGATAGCCGCATGGTGAATCTGTTCCCCGAGGTTATGCCCGAAGGCGGCAAAGCTTTGGGCTGGCTACAACGTGCTCCAGGGTTGAAGTTCCAGCAGACCGTTGGTACAGGCCCCATCAGGGCGCTGTGGACATTGGCTGCAGAGCTTTATGTGGTGTCTGGTAGCGCTGTCTACAAGCTGAGCAGTCTGTTGGCCACGCCTACTTTGATTGGTAGCGTGTCCGGCACAGGACCTGTTTCAATTGCGGATAACGGCACTCAGATTTTCTTTGCCTGTAACGGGCCCAGCTATATCTACAATCGTACCACGGGCGTGTTTGCGGTTATATCCGACCCAGATTTTGCGGGTGCGGTAAGCGTGGCGTACCTTGATGGGTACTTCGTTTTCAATGAACCGAATAGCCAGCGGGTATGGGTAACAACACTGTTGGATGGTTCGACAGTCGACCCCCTTGACTTTGCATCTGCAGAGGGTGCGCCAGATGCTTTGGTGGCCTTGGTTGTCGACCACCGCGAAGCTTGGCTTTTTGGAACTAATAGCATTGAAGTCTGGTACAATACAGGTGCGGCGGACTTCCCACTGGAGCGCATTCAAGGCGCATTCAATGAATTGGGCTGCGCCGCGCCTAATTCGATCGCACGCCTCGACAACCGCCTGTTTTGGCTTGGGTCCGACGCCCGTGGCTCCGGGATTGTTTACGTGGCGAACGGCTACACTGGCACACGAATTTCTACACACGCTATAGAATGGCAAATCCAGAGTTACGGCGTGATTTCAGACGCGGTTGCTTACACGTACCAGCAGGACGGACATGCGTTTTATGTGCTGACTTTCCCGAGTGCGAATGCCACATGGGTCTATGACGTGGCCACGCAGGCATGGCACGCCCGTGCAGGCTTCATCAATGGTGCGTTCACACGGCACCGTAGTAACTGCCAAGCGAGCTTCCAAAATGCTGTAGTTGTTGGTGACTTTGAAAATGGTAACGTTTATACGTTGGACCTGAACACCTACGCTGATAATGGCCAAATCCAAAAATGGCTACGTTCATGGCGTGCAATCGCTCCCAATGAAAACCAACTTGTGCGTACAGCCCAACACAGCTTACAGCTTGATATTGAATCTGGTGTCGGTTTGAATGAAGGCCAGGGTAGTGATCCCCAAGTCATGTTGCGTTGGTCAGATGATGGCGGACACACATGGTCAAACGAGCATTGGGTATCCATCGGTCGTATTGGGGAGTATTACAAGCGCGCTATTTGGCGGCGTTTAGGCATGACCCTGAAGCTGCGTGACAGGGTGTACGAGATCAGCATGACAGACCCCGTGAAGACAGCCATCATGGGCGCACAACTCCAAATCAGCGGAACGGCTTCTTAGCATGGCTGCCAATCCTAACATAACACAAATCACTCCCCCACGAGTGCCGTTAGTCGACGCCCAAACGGGCTTAGTCTCACGGGAGTGGTACCGTTTTTTCTTGAGCCTTTTCAATCTTGCAGGCGGCGGACAGAACGATACGTCCCTGCTTGACCTGCAGGTAGCCCCACGCACGCTAGGTCATGAAGACCTCACAAACATCAATGACATTATATATGCTTTGTCTGTGCGTGCAGACCAAGTGGCTCTAGTTGAGCAGCTTGCGGAGTTGCGGAAGCAAGTCGATGCCTTGGCAGTCGGGCCGGTATTTGAGCAGCTTGCGGAGTTACAGAAACAAATCGATGCGCTGTCAGTTGCGCCCGTAGTACTTTCAGGCGCAGCACCGCTCGCGTCAGGGCCCGTCACCAAAACGACCGATTTTGCCGTGATGGCCGCAGACCTTTGGATTATTAACAACAAGGCGGGTTCGGGTTGCGTTGTGACCCTACCCTCGCCCATTTCAAACCTTGGTCGTGCGTTGTACCTACAGAATTATCAAGCGCAGACCTTCACTGCGTCGGCGGCTGTGGTTGTGCCGCTGGGCGGTGGTGCGGCAGCAACCACGATTCTTGCGGCTGTGGCCGGTGCGCACGCGACCCTTGTGTCAGATGGCACTAATTGGGTAACAACTCAATATTTGTAACCTAGGAGTAAACTATGGCAGTCACTGTAAAAAACATCATCCCCCCGAAAATTGCGGAAGCCGCGCAAACCACGCAGTATACCGCGACCAATGTGACCACGATCATTGACAAGTTCACAGCAACTAATTACAGCGCTGTTCCGGCAACTATCAGTGTGAACCTTGTTACATTGGCCGGATCCGCTGGGGATCTTAATTTGGTCACCAAGCTCAAAACATTGGCCGCGTCGGAGGTGTACACCTTCCCCGAGATCGTGGGTCAGGTGTTGGCGGTGGGGTCCTTCATCAGTACTATCGCCGGTACTGCTGCAAGCATCAGCATCCGGGCAAGCGGTCGGGAGGTGACATAATGGACATGCCTGCACAGTGGCACCGTGAAGCACACGCTAATCGGGAAAAATGGTTTCTGGGGCACCGTGAGGCCATTAACTTCATTGCGGGGTTCTTTAATGCCGTTGAGCTATGGGACGACCTGATAGACAAAGATACCGAGATAACAGCCGGGCACGTGAACGGTGTCTTTTTGTTTTTGATGTATGAGTTGCCCTCGAATAACTGGTTCGTAGCCAATCGTGCGCACTACCTACCGACAATAATGGCATCTATAAACGCTTTTCATGACGCTAATGAAATGTGCAGTAGTTCTAATGCACGGTTACGCCAGCTTGCGTTTCATATCAGGAACATGGGAATCGAACTGTACATCAGCACAGCTTTACTGCTCGGTGGTTACTCACATATGCGGGCTGTATCACAGGAGATTCGCGAGTTTTTTGCGTTTGAATCATTTAATGAATGGGGGGTCTAATCATGGCAGCAGCAATACCAGCAGCGATAGCCGGAGCAGCAATACTTGGGACAGTCTCTTCGAGGAGTGCTGCGGGGGCACAGGTGGATGCGTCAGATCGTGCGTCTGCACTGCAATCCGACGCGGCTCGGTATTCTGCGGACCTGCAGAATAGCCAGTATCAACAAACACGCACTGACCAACAACCCTTCATGCAGGGCGGCTATAATGCTCTGGCCCGTCAGCAGCAGTTATTGGGGCTTGGTGCGGATCAGGGCACCGGTAATTACGGGAAGTACGGGCGCGATTTCGGTATGTCGGACTTCCAGCAAGATCCTGGGTATGGCTTCAGGCTATCGGAAGGTCAAAAAGCCCTTGACCGTAGTGCTGCGGCGCGTGGTGGTACGCAGTCAGGTGGTGCCCTGAAAGCGGCCACACGGTACGGGCAGGACATGGGCAGCCAAGAATACCAGAATGCATTCAGCCGATACCAAACCAATCGTGCGAACCAGCTTAACCCCCTGCAGTCGCTTGCGGGGCAGGGGCAAACTACGGCAACTAACTTAGGCACGGCGGGTGCAAGTATGGCGAACAGCGTTGGAAACATCCAGATGGGCGCGGCAGGTGTGATAGGCAACAACGCGATGGGCGCTGGCAACGCAAGGGCTTCGAGCTACATGGGCACGGCTAACGCGCTATCCAGCGGTGTTGGTACGTATATGAATTACAACCAGAACCAGAACATGATGAACCAATTGGCACTTAATAATGCTAATGCATCAGCTGACCCGCTGGGTACATTTATTACACAAAGGGGGTGGTAACATGGGAATCGACGCTTCAATCGCAGGGGGTTATCGGCCCATTCAGTTGGAGAACCCTCTGAACGCCATGCTGCAAATGGGTCAAATCCAAAACGCGCAGCAAGCTAATCAGCTGAATGCTATGAAGATGGCTGAGGCTCAACGTGAGCAGTCTACGTCCAACGCCTTGAACGCTGCGTACTCCTCGGCGTACGACCCGGCCACAGGCAAGCTCGATTACACCCGTTTACGCGCAAGCTTGGCGACAGGTGGTCAGGGCGGACTGCTACCCGGCATCGACAAGGCCCAACAGGCGTTTGCTACGGGCGAAGCAGATCTCGCAACCAAACGAGGAACAGCCCGAGACAGCTTCCAAAAGCACATGCAATCAGCGTTTCGAGACATCGGCCGCAACCCTTCGGATGCCCAGATCACGGCACACCTTGAAGACGTTCGGGGCGATACCACTTACACACCGGAGCAAAAAGCGTATGTTGAGCGCCAAGCTTCGATGTTCTTATCCATGCCGTACGACCAGCGTGTTGCAGCTATCGCATCCCAAGGGGCTACTGCGGGCGACTTGAAACCAACGTACGGAACGCAAGACCTCGGTGGCGTGTCCCGTGTGACAGAGCGCCCAGCTTTCGGTGGCGCTCCCCGAGTTGTGAGTGATTCCCTGATAACAGTCAGCCCTAACACACAAGCGCAGATCAATGCACAAGCAACACAAGGAAGCTTGAACCGGGCCAGCGCTACTGCCAATCGCGCCGTTCCTGCCGCCCCCGCTATCACACCAGTCACAATTGAAGATCCTAATCGACCGGGTAAGTTCATAGTTGTTGACGGGCGCACAGGTGCCGTGATTGGTACAGCGAAACCAAGCCTGTTCGCTGAAAAGACTGCAGGGCAATTGAAGCAACACAACATCGATCTTGAACGCGCCATCGTTGAACTTGAACGCGCTGCAAAACCGGGGGGCTTGATTGAGAAGTCCACAGGCAGTGGTGCCGGGCGATTGATTGATACGGCTGTGGGCTTCTTTGGTAGCGCTACGCCGGGTGCGATTGCGATTGGCCAGTTGCAACCGATCGCAGATATCATCTTGAAGATGGTGCCGCGCTTTGAAGGCCCACAATCGGACAAAGATACGCAATCTTACAAAGAAGCTGCTGGGCAACTCGCCGATGCAAATATGCCAAACAAGGTGCGACTTGCTGCGGCGAATGAGCTGGTGCGTTTGATGAAGTCTCGTCGGACGCAGTTCACGAATACCACCATGGAGAGCAATAGTGTCCCAGTACCCGCACAACCGGCAGGCCCGCCCGGTGAAGTGGACTTCGGGAGTTTACAATAATGGACGTCCGCCTACCTGATGGAACTCTGCTAAAAAATGTGCCTGACGGCATGAGTAAAGCCGACCTCACGGCTAAGCTACAACGCAACGGTTATGATGTCAGTAAACTGGAAGTCCCGGAAGCCGCCCCCGCTGCTCCGGTGAAGTCCGCTTGGGACTCTGCGTCTGCTGGGGATGTTGCCGCAGGACTCCCCGCTACGCGCATGTTGATGGGTGCCGCAGCGCCTGCGATTGGGGTATTGCAAGCGGGCGCGAATGTCGGGGATTGGCTCAATGAAAAGATGGGACAGGACCCAGTTTTTGGTAAGTATATCGCGGGTAAGGTCACTGAATATGAAGCATCTAAGAAGCGTGGAATGGCTGCGCTTGGCGATACAGGGTCCGACGTGGGGGGGTTTGTGGGGTCTGCTGTTGCTGGCGGTGTAGCCTTGAAGGGGATCACACCGGCAGCCACGTGGGGCGGTAAAATTCTGCAAGGCACTGGAGTGGGCGCTGCTGCGGGCGCCACAACTCCAAGCGGTACGCCTGGTATTGACCAAACAATGTTGCAGGCGGGCACTGGCGCTGCGTTAGGGGGCGGTGTCCCAGCATTAGGCCCTGTGTTAGCAACAGCCGGTAGCGGCGCGTACCGTACATTAGTAGAGCCACTTGTGAACCGCTCCGCAATAAAGGGGCGGGCCTATATGGAAGCCGCTGGCGATAAAGCCCCTGAGATCATCAATGCCCTACGCAAGAACCAAGAGCTTGTACCGGGGAGCTTGCCCACTGCCGGTGAAGCAGCCGTGGGTGCGGGGCGCGCTGAATTCAGTGCCCTGCAAAAGAGCGCCGAGCGAGTGCTCCCCACAAACTACCTTGCACGTAGCGACGCGCGCAATGCCGCACGGGTGGCTCAAGTCAGTAGTATTGCGGGCACAGATGCGGATATGGCCGCTGCAGTAGCTCTTCGCGAAAGCACTGCCAAACGAAATTATAAGCTTGCCGAGAATGCTGGTATTGACCAGAAAATGGCAAAGGCTATACAGCCCCAGCTTGACAGCTTGATGTCGCGACCATCTATGGAAGAGGCGCGGGCAGTGGCGGTTACGCTGGCACGTGAGAAGGATATCACGCTCACGAACTTCGGTTCTGTGGAGGGGCTTGATTGGGTCAAGAAGGGGCTTGATGAGCAAATCTCGTCTGCGGCTAAGGCTGGATCTTCTGCTGGAAAAGAGAAGCTCGCAGCCCTGTTGCAGACCAAAACAGACCTGCTAGCGGCCATTGATCAGATTGCCCCCGCCTACACCACAGCACGCACGACGTTCGCAGCACAGAGCAAGCCCATCAACCAGATGGACGTGGGACAGTACTTGAAGGACAAACTGACAGCCCCGCTCGATGAAACCGCTGTGCAGAAAGCCGCGTCCTTTTCAGGGGCTTTGCGCGACGCGCCCGGAACAATCAAGCATTCATTGGACGGTGCGCCGCGATTTCAAAAGTTGGTTGATGTGCTTGAACCAGCACAGGTAGCCCAGCTTGAGGCTATGCGCCAAGACCTAGCCCGTACGGCCCGCCAAGAACTAATGGCTCAGAGGGGCGCGCAAGCTGGGCCTAACGCCATGGACGTTGCAAGCCAGTCCATTTCGGGGGCAACTGGTGGCGGTAAAATCCCCAACCCACTTAGCCGCGTTGTGACCATCGCGAACGCGATCATTGGCCGGTTGGAGGGTAAGATTGACAAAAAGCTTGCCATTGAAATCGCTACCGAAATGCTTGACCCGAAAGTGGTCGCTAGCATACTCGAAAAGGAAGCTGCGAAAGTAGTCAAGCAAAGGCTCATGAGCAGTACCGTAAACAGTCTGCGCAACCCCGCAACGGCCATCGCAGTTCAAAACGCTCTGATATCTCAAGATTAAGGAAACATTATGCCAACCGGAACTATTGCAACCACCCCTAAATTTCAATTCCTTGACGGTAATGGGAACCCCCTTGCGGGTGGAACACTCACGACCTATCTGGCCGGGACAACCACACCTGAAACGACTTGGCAGGACCAAGCGCTTAGCACGGCCAATACCAATCCGATCACGCTTGATTCGCGGGGTGAGTGTGTGTTGTGGCTTGATTCTGCCAAGCAGTACAAGTTCCTGCTGAAAAATTCCGCTGGCGTAACACAGTGGACGCAAGACAATATCAGCGGCGCGGGGTCGCTTGCTAATACACTACGCGTCGACCTTGCCGCATCGTCCGGCGCAGCACTTGTGGGCTACCTCCCCGCAGGCGTTGGGGCTGTGGCTACTACGGTGCAAGGGAAGTTGCGGGAAAAGCGAAGCGTTAAAGACTTTGGTGCCGTCGGCGATGGGGTTGCAGACGATACGGCGGCTATTCAGGCCGCGTTAACCGCTGCGTTGGCAGGCAGCGATTTGGAATTTCCCGGCACCTATATTATCTCCTCCCCATTAACTGGCACACTGCTTTCAAGTGTTCATTTATTTGGCAATGGGACACTAAAGGCCGCTGCGGGAACAGATTTTGAATTCCTTCTTGATATTACGGGAACGTCGGATGTTACTGTATCCTTTTTAACCTTCGATGCTAACAAGGCCAATCGCGGGGCTGCTGCTGGTGGGCTGGGGTGCTTAAAGGTCAATGCGACTACGCGATGCACGCTGAGGGGCGGCGTTTATAAAAACGCTTTAGGTCCGTCTGGCGGGGGGTCTTTTGTTGCTATCGCAGCATCTGGCACATGCACCGGACTTTTAGCTGTTGGGCTTAGATTTCTTGACTTGGGGACAAATGCCAACACCCGAGCCTGCGATGGAATATTCGTGCGCGGTAATTACTGTCTCGTTACCGATTGTTATGCTGAAAATGTCACAGATCACGCCTTTGTGCTGGAGGGCTGTAACTATTCCGTTATTTCAAATTCTACGGCTAAAGATTGCACATCCATCGGTGCAATTAGTAACGACACCAGCATCGACGTGCGCGGCAACATGCTATGCAACCTTACGATCTTGAATAGTCATGTTGGTAGTTTTGGTGGATCGGTTGGGTTGTATACATTTGGCACAGGCTTGCTCATTGGCGCGATTATCGACAATATAAATATTGTTGTATCCAACACGGCAGCAGGGGCAGGCGCACCTGTGTATGTTGCTGGTCGAGTTGCTGGTGCTAGGCTGTCTAATATAAGTGTGGACGCTGGAACAACGATTGGTAAAGTAACTCATGGCATAACTATTGATACTGTCGCAAATGCCGATACAGTATCAATAAAAAATTGCAGCTTAAAAAATGAAACTGGTGTCGGCACAGGCGTCCGCATACTCAATGCCTCGTCTGGTATTAATATTGAGGGATCGAGGTTCGACAGTGCGGCTGTCGGCATATACGCTGACGGCACCTCTACATTTATAGAGGATAACAATACATACCCTAACTGCACTGCAAAAATTGGGCTGGCTGGCACCGCCTCTTATTCGGGGTCACAGCGGCAGACGTGGACTCCTATTTATTCAAGTGACATTGGGGACGCTGCTGCGACCTTTACCGCAACCCCAACAACAACTAAGGCTCGAATTTCAAGAATTGGTACAACAGTTTCTATCGAACTTGCGTTCATTGGGACTCTTAGGGCGGTTACTCCGAACTACATCAGCTTAACTTTGCCAGCGTGGGCGACTGCAATAGACAGTAATAGCTACACCCCTGCAAATGTACTAAATGATGTGACGTATGAAACTGGAACCATCCGGCCAATTGCGGGCACCACGGTTCGGATTTACCGAGCTAATTTCGTTAATTTTTCAGTAAACGCAGGTGTATCGGGCAGAGTCAACTTTTCTTTTGAAGTGGCGTAAAGACTGCATAAACTGACAAGCAGAAAGGTAAGAAATGAGCGATACACAGACCCTATTCAATATTCTCGTTGCACTTGTCGGCTTCTTGGGCGGCTGGGTATTGACCAGTCTACGCGCCTCTATTGCCGCCCTATATGACTCCGACATAAAGCTAGCGACGAAGGTGCAAACTATCGAGGTGCTTGTTGCGGGGTCATACGTAAAGCGGGATGACCTGGATAAGCTGACAACTGCCATGTTCAATAAACTCGACAAGATCGAAAACAAGATTGACAGCAAAGTGGATAAGTTATGACACCCCCGCACCCACTCCACAAGAGCGTGCGGACGAGTTAGATATTGCGGCCAAGATCGCCCGCGAAAGGGGCGATTATGTGCTTGCAAGGGAGTGCGAATCATGGGCCGAAAACTTGAGACAAAAAGGGAAAAATGATGGAATATCTCAGCGACTTTGCATTGGCAGCTTTATTTTGTGTGGTGGCTGTTTTGATAAATTCAATCGTCATCGCTTGGTGCATGAAGGATGATGACGAATGACACAACTATCTGAGCACTTTTCGCTCGGCGAGATGACGCGCAGCGACACGGCAACGCGGCTCGGCATCGACCAGACTCCGACGGCTGGTGTGCTTATCAACCTGCAGATCACGGCGGCGGGTATGGAGCGTGTCCGGGCGCTGCTTGGCAAGCCGATTGGCGTGAGTAGCGGCTACAGGTCGGAGGAGCTAGAGCGCATCATTTGCGACAAAGATTTCCGCGCCTGGTGCCATAAGCGCGGGGTAACAATAACCGGCAAAACATGGGCCGAATACTTTGCCCGGAAAGCGCACCCGCAGGGGTGGGCTGCCGATTTCACTTGCCCCGTCTTTGGCCCACCACAAAAAATAGCGCAAGCAATACGCGATTCTGCACTGCAATTTGATCAGTGTCTGCAAGAGGGCGCATGGGTGCATATCAGCTTTGCACCCGCCATGCGCCGGCGGGTGATGACTGCGCGTTTTGTCAATGGCTTAGCAACTTTTACAGCGGGGGTTTGATATGGACTGGAAAACAATCGTATCGACTGTCGCACCGTGGATCGGTACCGCCCTCGGTGGCCCCCTCGGTGGCATGGCTGTTGAAGCGGCTGCGAATGCTTTTGGCTTGAACGTTAAGACGGTGGACGCCGTTAAACAAGCACTGTCGGGTGTCACCCCGGAACAGATGCTGGCTCTCAAGCAAGCCGACCAAGCCTTTGCACTGCAGATGCAGACGTTGGGCTTCAAGAACGTTGCCGATATGGAAGCATTGGCAGCAGGCGACCGCAAAGACGCCAGGGCGATGCAGATAGCGAAGCCAAGCCCTGTGCCCGCCGTGCTATCTATTGGGGTAACACTGGGGTACTTCGGCATCCTAGTCGGGATGATGCTTGGGCTGCTCAACGTCAATGACTCGCAAGCGCTGTTAATCATGCTTGGGTCGCTGGGCACCGCGTGGGGGATGGTTATGGCATTTTGGTTTGGGACAACCCGCGACTCCAGCCGCAAGACTGATCTGCTGGCCCAGGCCCCACCAATATAACTTAAAGCTGGTTGTCCACACCGAGCAGTCGTATACGTATGTACACGAACCTTTAAACGATCGGCCGTGGACAACCAGTTACGCGGCCACTTGGTGCCAAAAGCGCTTCCCGGCAAGCCAAAGGGCTTTTGCAGGTGCCTCAAAGTCTGCATTTGTATAAATAATAGCTTTGCAGCTAGTATTTAGGAGCATCTTAGTGCACCGAAGGCAGGGGGCATGCGTAGTGTAGCATGTTTCGATTTGCTCAGGGTCTCTGCACACCAAAAGTGCGTTCTGTTCGGCATGAACCGCAATGCAAGCATCAGAGCCTTTTGGGGCTGAGAATCCTGCGCATACCACATCAGTACAGTGTGTCATACCACGGGGCACTCCGTTGTACCCACTGCCGATAATTCGACCCTGCCGGTCAACCAAAACGCACCCAACTGCGAGCTTGCCGCACGTTGCCCGTTGTGCTAGACAAGCGGCAATGTCTAGCATCACAGTAGCTAAGTCCGGTCGCATGACAACCATCGATTAAGACACAGCCGCAAGGCGCCTACGGCTCGCGACGTTGATCCGGGTCGCGTCAAAATTGCCGACTGAAGCGCATACGCATCGTTCGAATAATAATCGATGCGTTTTGGGCTTTCGTAGCAGCACCCAATTTGAATGCCTGCAGGCGTGGTGTATGGTACAACTTTCATGCGAGCTTCCGTGCAATAGCTCGTGCAATAGCTGCCTCAGGCCCAACCCATCCGGCAGGCTTTACCGCATCAACTGCGTTACCGCGTTTTGTAATACCACGCTGCTTTTGCATATTGGCAATTTGTACTGCAGCCCAGATTTCCTCAAATGGCAGCCCCATCTTATGCGCTGTGCCTAGTGCAACATAGACAATATCAGCAAGCGCATCTGCAATTTTTACCATGTCGCTTTCACCAACCCCCACCATGAACTCATCAAGCTCTTCAGCAAGAAAGCGCGCACGCTCTACGCAGTACTCGAGCGAAATAAGCGAAGGGGCTTCTGCCGGCGCATCTTGCAGAATTAGGTCGTGGAAGTCTGCCACGTCGTGGATCATATTAGACGTTGAACGCATAGCTAAGTGCTCCAGAATGTTGATAGTTAATAAGCCGTAAGTTGCTTGGGACAAAGTTGTCTACAGTGCATGCAGCAAGCTCAAAGGTGGGTAGCGCGCGCATTTCGCGTACCCCGTGCAAAGCAAACTGGCCAACATGGTTTTGGTAAACATGCGTGTCCCCCAACATAAAAGTAAGCTTGCCTGGGGTGTAGCCTGTTTCGTGGCAAAGAATTAGCAGCAGGGCAGCGTAGAGCACAATATCGCTAGGCAGCCCTAGGCATAAGTCCACGGATCGCATGTAAACAATACAGTCTAACTGGCCAGTACGGCGGACGTTGTATTGCGCAAGTAAGTGGCAGGGGGGTAGGCACATTTCGTCTAGCTGCGCAGGGTTGTACGTTGTAAGCAAGTGCCTACGGCTTTCAGGGTTTGTGCGCAGACTTCCTAGCAGCATAGCTACCTGATCGAGCTTACCTTCCCACCTGCGCCATTGGTACCCGTAGATCTTACCAACAGAAAGTTCGCCCTTGGCCGCGTCTTTATTTGTGGGCCACGCAGCTGCGTTTGCGTCCCAGTAGTTGCAGCCGTGCTGTTTGAACTCAGCTACTGTTGTTGCGCCCCGCAAGAAAGCCGCAAGCTCACCAAGTACACCGGTTGTATGAACTTGCCGCTGGGTGAGAATCGGGAAGTGACCCTGCTCTAGGCAGTCAATTTGGAGGACTCCGCCAAAGCAGCTTAGCGTAGGTCCTGCGCGGCTTGCTCTGCGGGTACCCTGGGCAATGACACGGCATACAAGCGCTAGGTAGTCGTGCTCAAAGTTACTCATGGCTTGCCCCGGTACGGTGTTCCTAGCCCGTTTGGCTGTGTTTCTGCGCTAGGCTTCTCTTTTGCAAGGTAGTCAAGATAGAAAACAGTGTAGTTGATTAGGTCATAGGCTGAATCAACAAGCGAATCAAAATTGGGTGCGCTTTTTTTGCCAAGGACTGATCGCATACGCAGCACCTTCATGTGCAGCATCTGCTGGTAGCTTTGGTCTTTGAAGGGGAAGTACTCCTCAAGCGCTACTACATTGTTGTAGTCCTCACCCTTGCGGTCTATGAGCTTAATCGCAGGTTCGATTAGGCTAAGAAATTTGGCTCTGTCCATTATTTATTCTCCAAAGTAAAAGAGGAGCAATTAAGCTCCTCTTTTTTGTGTTGCACAAGTCGCTTATGCTTCGTCTGTAGCTAGTGCGCTGTCTTCTGCTTCTGCTTGTGCTTGTGCTTCTGCTTCTGCTTCTGCTTCTGCTTCTGCTTCTGCTTCGTCTTCAGCTGGCGCTGCCGCAGCTGCCAATTTCATTTTGGCGCGGTAGTACGCGACACAGTTGGCCGTGGTCTTGGCAGTAGGAAACTGCGTTGCAACTTCTGCCAAGATTTCAGTATTGGTTTTGCCGTCGGCAATCATACTTTTGCAGAAGGCGCCGATACCCTGAGTTGGGCCGCGCTTGCCGGTGGTGTTGTACTTGGGGCCACTTGTGTTTTCAGAATCAGGAATCAGTGGTGCGTCGATGGAATCATGCGGGGCTTGGTTTTCTTCGGACATGGTGTTACTTTCGAGGGTTGTAAGGGCTGCACGCGCAGCTTGAAGGTTTTTGAAGCTGGAAACTTCTTCTTTGCCCTGCGCAACAGCAAGGGCGTTGTAGGCAAGGATGATCGCAGACATGGAGAGTTTGGACATAGGGTCTTTCAAAGTTTGGTTAAACACAGCAAGTAAGTTTGCTGTTAAGTAATTATACTGCAGATTTTGCTGTTTTACAGTTTATTTCTCCCGCATAAGGCGTAATTTTTTAGGGTCAAAAACATAGCATCTTGCGTGGCAGTTTTGTCTGCAAGAACTTCAACAAGCGCCTCGTCTATTGTGCCCTGCGCCACAAGTAGGTAGTTCCTAACGATATTAGGCTGGCCCTGCCGGTATATTCTCGCGATGAGCTGCATATAGTTGTCGAGGTTGTAGGTCAGGCTGTACCAAGCTATTGCCGAGCCGCCTGCTTGCAAGTTAATGCCATGCGCACCTGCTTGGGGCTGGATCAGTAGTACTTGCACGCTGCCCGCATTCCAAGCGGCCACGATGTCTTGTGTTTCTTTGGTGCTAAGGCCCCCACGAATTGCCCTAGCTTCTGGAAAAGCTTTGAGCAAGCGCTCGCACTCATGATTAAACTCATAAGCTACAATCAAGGGCTCACCGTTCAGCTCTGCTACTAGCTCTTGCAGCTCTTCAATTTTATCATTGTGCAGCTCCTGCCAGTCGCGGCCTTCTGTGTATATTGCCCCACCAGTAAACTGTCTAAGCTTACTAGTAAGCACTCCTGCATTAGCTGCTGTGATTGTGGTGTCTTGCAGCTTAAGAATGTACTCATCTTGCAAAAACTTGTATTGTGCCAAGTCTTTAAGCTTCACGGGGCGAATGACATCAAACAAGCCGGGGAGCACGAGATGATCTTTAGGGTCCATGTACATGGCCAAGTCTGCAAGCTTGTCTGTTAGCTCAAGCGATTTTTCGGGGGTGATAAAATGCCGGTATGCGTCCCAAGGTTCTTGGTGGAAATACTTTGCACGAAAATGAGTAATATACCGCCCCAGCCGTGCACCACAGTCAAGGGCAAAGACCTGCCCAAATAAGTCTATAAGCCCATTGGCTGCAGGGCTAGCCGTTAAGCCCCACTTGAACTTGAACGTTGGGAGTAGCGGCTTGATTGTTTTGAAACGCTTTGAGCTTGCATGCTTGAGCTTAGTAAGCTCGTCGCAAATTAGCACGTCAAACTTGTGGCCCGCAGCTAGCAATGGTACAGCCCAGCTAATTCCGTCGTAGTTCATAACCACAATGTCGTAGTAGGGGTCGTTCAAGATGCGCGCCTTGTCAGGGCCATGCGCAAGCCCGATCTTTAGCTCTTGGAACTGCTTCCACTTCTTTGGCTCTGTGTCCCATGTAGTAATGCAGACAGTTAGGGGTGCGAGAATAAGTATCCGCTTAGCAAGCCCCTCAGCTTTTAGGACATTGATTGCGGCCAACGCAATACTTGTTTTGCCCATGCCGGGCGCTAGAAACAGTGCGGCTGAAATCCTGTGTGTAAGCCAGTCTATTCCGCGCTCTTGGTACCCGTGCGGTTTCCAGGTTGGACTTTCAAAGCCTGCAAGCATTGCTTGAACGCTTGGACTGAGTCGATCCGGAGTGCTTGAAAGTTCATTTGGGTTAGTAGACATTGTATATGTTCCTGTAGGGGCCGTAAAGCTTCCCGGGGCCGCTTAAACTCTATGAACGTAAGCTGCCCATTTGGGGCTAGCAGAATCCGATCGGGCCAGCCTTTAGTCCCTTGTATTTTGAGCAAAACGCAAGCCTGCGCGGAAGCTTCAACCCGGCAGGCTTGCTCGATCGCAGATTCTAGTACTGACACTTCCCGCCTTTGGTCTTGGAATACGGGCACCACCTGCATTCCATAGACGGCTCCGGCGCCCAATTTGTGTTGGTGTACATCGGAACTACACGCTTCTCGAACTTTTTGCGAAGCTCAAAAAGCTCTGCTTGGGTGTAGTCCTTTGAGTAAACTTCACCAGTGTCTAGGTACCAGTACTCAGCAGTCACCTGCTTGACTTCCGGATATATCGCCCCGCCTACAATTGCGTACAGCTCAACTTGGTCCGTTGATGGGATACGATACTTTCCAGACTTAAAGTCTACGACCACAAGCACGTCGCCATGGATATACATGGCATCAGCTTTGGCACGAATCCATGTATCCTTATGAAACCAATCAGGAAGCTTCGCCCAGTTTTTGTCAAGGCCAATAGCTTGCTCTGCAACAAACTTTTCGCCCTTTAAGCTATCAATAGCTTGCTGGAAGCTCTGGCACTCTGGAATCAGCTCTTTTACCCAGCCGTTGAGGTACGACTCGATGGATTCGTGCATCCGTGAACCTCGTTCCATAGCCTGTGAGCCGGGCTGCGGTAACTTCTCGATAAACTGATACTTGAACTTTTGAGGACACTTTTCCAGTGTCTCAAGCTTGCTGTACCCCCACGGGTCTTTGAATGTAGCCGGTGCTGTCATTTACTAGCCTCACTAAAATTAAGCCCCTGCGAGCCGGTTGAAATAACTTTGTACTTGAGAACATCTTGGAAGCTGCCATTCATACATGCTTCAAGCAGGGCTGCTTCTGTTTCGGCATGCTCCGTATCGACCTGAATAACCAGCTCGTCATGAACTGTGAGTACCAATTGCCCATGCTTCGTTTTTTGGCAGTAGGCCAGCATAGCTTGCTTTGTGGCATCTGCTGCGGAACCTTGGATCAAGTAATTGGTAAGTTTGTATTCAAAACTTTTCCACATGCCTTTTACCACTGCAGGTTTTTGTGCGTAGTACTGACGGCCGCCAAGCGTAGTAATAAAGCTACGATTTTTGCCCGCATCTTGCACAGACTTGGTAAGCAGCTTAATTTCAGGGAGCGCCTTGAGATACTGCTCTTTTACACGCGTTGCCTCTTGTACGGTCATGTGGAGCGACTCAGCAATTTTGCCCCCGCCGGCGCCATACAAAACAGCAAACGCAAGGGTCTTGGCTTCTTTACGGCTGATCCCCGCAATCTTGGCTGCAATTTGATGAATGTCTGCGGTAGGGTCTGCTTCGAGCTCTTTCAATAACTTGCCGGGGGCAAAGTGAGTAAGCAGCCGGAGTTCTTGTGCCGAGTAGTCTCGGTCAAGAAACACTTTCCCGGTATCGGGGATGATGTACTTGCGAACTTGTGGCAACGGGAACGGCAGCACGTAGCCAATTTTGTCAAGCTGTGCGCGTAGTCCCTCCCACTCAACAGGTATGTTTTGGAGATTGGGCGAGCTGCTGATTCGCCCAGTACGCGCACCCGTGTCGCTATAATTGCGCACAAGATTCCACTTAACAAACAACCGGCCGTGCTCGTTGTACTGTGCAAGCCACGAAGTCATAAACGTGCGAAGACAAGTGGCAACAGAGCCCCGCACAAGTAAATGGCCTAGCAGCGTTGGGTTATTGATGGCACCAATCAAAGAATCCTTGGCTGTGCTGCGCAAACCTGTTGGGGTTGTAGCGAATCCTTTTGACATTCCAGCCGCTTCGATCGCATCTGCGAGCTGCGCGCTGCTATCTACATCAACTTGCGCGCCGAGCAGCTCGCAAATGGACTGGTCGAGCTCATCAAGCGCTGTGAAGTAGTAGTCCACGTCTTTAGTTAGCAGCTCGCCATCAAGTCGCAGCCCACGCTGCTCCATTTTAAGCACATGGGGCATAAGCGCAATCTCACGCCGATACGCAGGTAGCATGCCGGTGGTGGTAGCATACTCATGAAGCAGCTTAAACAGCTGCAAGGTGCGAACCACGTCACCTATTGCGTACGCACCCACAAGCGCACCCGGGGCCATGCAGATATACGCGCCCCAGCCTTTTGTGTCCCGGCAAGCACCATGCTTAATAAGCCATTCTTTGACTGCATCGCGCTCAGCTGGTGGCATTTGAAGCCATTGTGCTGCAAGCGGCTTTAGGGCTAGCTCGCCAAACGGGTCTTGCAAAAAAGCAAGAACCATAGTATCGTGCACACGATCCCAAGGCACCGCGATGCCGAGGCGCTCTTCTAGAATTGCACAGTCAAACGGGGCATTGTGAAAGATTAGTTCGTTGTCGGGGTCGTCGATTGCTTGTTTGAGTGTTTTAACCGCAGTAGCTTGCGTGCAGTTATTCTCAGTAGGGTGCCCCCATGCATAATACGTAGGCTCGCCGCCTTCTTTGTAAATCGCCACCCCAACTGGAACTGGGGGGTACTTCGGCCGGTCTTCAATCCCGTGGGACTCAAAGTCAATAGCTACTAACATAAGTTCTTTCAAGAAAAAGGCCCTACGTTTTTAGGCGTAGGGCTAAGCCCGGCGGCAACTGCAAAGTAGGCCGGGAAGGGAGACTCATTTACTCGATGGTGGGATACGGCGTCATGGCAAGATCATAGGCGGCGTTCTGCGCTTTGAGTAGTGCGGGCATATCCATTTCAGGCGTAACCTCAACGGGCGTCAAATGCACCTTGAAAAAGGTCTTTTTGTCTTCCACAACGCTTAGCTTAGTCACAAACTCCCCCATCAGCTTGCCTGCTTGCCCACAGCGGCTTGTGAAGCTTGTGACAGTAGACAACGAAGTTACAGGCACTTTGGCTGTGTACATTTGAGCAGATGCAAGCGGCACGTTTGCGGGGATGACAATCACACGAGCAGCTTCACGGCAAGCTTTGCCTTTACCACGTGTTGCAGAGCCCCACTTATTATGGGGGCAGTCACCGCAGTTATCTGCTTGCGGGTTTGACGACGCCAGATGCGGTACAGTGGCATCAAGTGCGTAGCAGTCCGGTACTTGTACCGCATCTGCATCAAAGTCTTTTGAGTACCATGCCCGCTCACTCAAAACCGCAAGCACCCGCACATCAAGTGTATTAGCTGGGATGGTGATGCCGTCCACTTTGAGCTGCGCGTTTTTGAAACCGATGTAGCTGCCATTAGACCGGAGGCCCGCAGCAGTTTCGTTTTGGCGAGCAAGCTGTTGAGCAATTTGCTCTTGGATTGACATAATCGCAGTTGTAGGCTCTTGAGGCGTAGCTACAGGTTCTTTGGTCTTAGTCATATTAGTTCCTTGTTGACTTGGTTAGTGAAAGGTCTGTATCGACCGCAGCCTCAGTTCCCGGCACGAGGATGCCGTCTTTGTACAGGTCACGCCACGCAACTACGCCAATACGGCGTTGGAGCAAGTCGAACCTGTCATTGATTTTGATGTACTCATGAACCGCATCCCAGTCTTTGATGAAGGGGATGTCGTCTGTTGTGATGCCTGCAGTAGCAAGCATCCCGGACGCTTTTGCAAGGCCTGTTTCTTTGAGCATCGTGAGCACAACTACTTTGGCTTGTGCTTCGAGTACTTGCAAGTCTTTGACTTCTTTGGCTTTCACAAGCCTTGCTGCGCGGGCTTCGTACAAGCTGTCAATAGCTTGGCCTAGCGTAAGTGTCTGCAATGTCATTCTGTGCTTTCGGTATCTTCAGCCACGTAGCTGAGCGTAACTGACGTAAAACTAGAGTACCCGTCTACTTCAGCTTTGTTAAGCTGAAGGTCAAGCTCTGCTTGGGCAAAATCAAGCACAATTTTAAGCACTTCTTCTTTGGTAAAAGTTACTAACATAGGTTCTTTCAAATTAGGCAGCAAGTAATTTTGCTGCTACGTTAATTATACTGCATATTTTACTGCTTGGAGAAGTTTATTTGTCACATATCTGTAGGATCCCGGAACGCTTGAAACGTTGCAAATCGTGGGGCGCCGATGCTACCATAAACAAAGGCTTTGTACTTCGCAATTTTACCCACGATTAAGCTAGCGTTGGCCCAGTACCGCTCACGATCTACATGCGTCATTTTGCCGGGGGAAATCTCGAGGGTTTGCCCTGTTTTGATGTCTGTTCCAATGATCGTACCCACTTTGTTGCTCGGCAACATGTTTTCTTGATGTGTTGATCTGACAGTTTCGCCGAGCGCGTCTTTTGTGGGCTTGTTACCATTAGTCAGGCCCTCGCGCACCGCAGTTACGAGTATCTCCCCGTCAGCGAATTGCTTAAGTTTCCAAAGGCTACCTTCTGTGGCAGTTGCACGGCCCATTTTGTACAAGGCTTCGGGGTGCCGTAGCATCACGCCCTCATAACCTGCTTCAAGCATTTCCGCCTCAAACTTACCAAGGTCGTTTAATGTCCAGACAGTTGTGTGGGGAACTACTTTGACGTCTGAGTGCCAACTTGCATGGGCTTTAGTTAGCCTTACGTGGAAGGGCAGACACAGGTCGTCAAGTGTATCAAACACGTGGTATGTAAACTCAGGACGACCATCTGCGGGCATAACTCCACGGGTAGTGCGATTGAAGACGTCTTCCCCAACAGCGCTCCCTACGATCAGCTCGCCGTCGAGATTCGGTAAAGCACGCAACCGCTCCTGTATGAACTTGTTGCGTATGGGCTTTAGGCTGCGGCTGAGCACCTTGCCATCAAGGATAACACAGCGGATGCCGTCAAGCTTTGGTGACGCCATGAGGGGGAAGCGCAGTTTGACACGGTCCGTGACAGTTGCTGCTAGCATTGGTTTAAACATCGTTTTCTCCGTGTTGTGTTTTTTGTTTAGCGGGGTGCGACTCGGGCTGTGCTGGTTGTGGGGCTGGGTAAAGTGGCGTGACTACGTTTTGAAAAAATCCTAATTTGTCGTGTAGTTTCGCCATGTGCCTCGCACCTTCTTCGGTCCTAAAAACCCCTCGGTATCCAATCACTACATTGAGTAGCCGCCACACCACTGGCTGCGCTTGTGTAGGCGGTGGCTGTGAATGGGCATGCAGTGGCGTTATTGTCCACCCAACTTTCGGTCCTTTGTCTGTGCTTAGCTCTCCGCAGTAACCTGGGCGCTCCCACAAATAGCCTATTGGCTCTTGCGCTGGCGCATCAATAGCGGCTTGCAGGGCTGTGATAGCAGCGGCAACAAGCACCCCGTCGAAGCTATCCACGGGATCACGGTGGCCGCTTACAAATTCAGGGCAATTACTTTGCAGCGCAGCAAGCGCCTGCCGCATCACCTCTTTGTCAGTCATTTTGTTTCTCCTTCCCCATACTCGGCCACGATTTCATCGGCAACATCGAAGCAGTCTTTGCCCGCTTCGTAGTCTCCACGCACTGAGTCTTTGTCGCTAAACTCAACCCCGCATTTGTCCTGCACTAGGTTGCACAAATTGTCAAACCACGTATCAAAATCAAATTCATCTTTAGTCATTTATTTCTCCTTAAATCACGCCGTGTTTGTCACGCAAATGGTCACGTAGCCCTGCCTCTTTCGGCTTAGCCTCGCACTGCGGGCACTTCACCCGCTTGTAAACCGGCTTCACAAACTTCTTAGCCGGGGTGTCGTCATACTCGCCAATGTCAAAACCGTGTTCGCCCTTAATTTCTTGGCGCATTGCGTCGTGTGCATATTCACCCATATCAATCACCCCCTTGCATTGCTGCGTTCTCAGCTTGCAAGGCATCTATTTTGCGAAGCATGTCGGCTATGTTGGATCGTGCAATGCTTAGGCAATCATCCAGCTTGTCGATTGCTTCGTGAAGTGCTTCGCGGTGTCGGTGCGATACGCTGGGCGCGTCTGCGGCGCGGTAGTTGTCAGCGAGTCTTTTTATGCGGCTTGCTTGTGTCATGTTTTCTCCATCAAAGTTTGCATCCCCGCAGCCCAATGCTTGCCATTGCTAGGCTCGTACAGGTAAAAGGCCCAAGCCGGGGCCGAAATCGCATTCGACTTCAAATTCGCCGCCGCTAATGGCGCAGTCAGGCTGCCAAGTGCAGTCATATCCAAACCGACATTTAGAGTCAAAGCGACAAGACGAATTAAACCCGCACCCAAACCCAAAGTCGCATCCAGCCCTAAAGTGGCAGTGTGGGCCGAACTTGCAACCAAGACCGAACCTGCAGGCAGGCCCAAAACTGCAGCTTATCGAAAACATGCATCTGTAGGCGAATTCGCAGCCTGCCCCAAACACGCAGGCAGGGTAAAACCAACAGTTGGGGCCAAACCAACAGTTGGGGCCAAACTTTATAGTTGCAGCGTACTTCGCCGTTGGGCATTGCCGTACCCCACCGACTACGGGCAGGGCATCAAATTCAGTTTGGTTGTCTATACACACAGCGTGTGTTGGTTCGTAAGGCGAGGCAATGAATGTCATCATCAATCTCCTTTGTTAAGCCCATCCGGGCTATGTTGCTGCGTTACCGTCATAAGGTGCATAGGCGGGTCGCCAAGCAATTACCTCAACGTCTTCGCCACCTACACTCCAGCCGCATCCTGCAAAGTCATGGCCTTTGCCAGGTGTCCAGTAGACTCCTACAGCAACCTCACGCTCTGACCGCTTGGTCTTTGGTTTGAGCGTTACGAGTACGGGTGTGGCTCGTGGGGGCAACATAGTGGTTACAGGTATCCAATCCATTTTCAATCTCCTTTGCAGCAAGCGGCTGAGGTCATAGTCAGTCGTTGTTGTAGAAACGGGTGTCACATACTTCCTCGTCCTCGCCCCCAGCCGCACGCTGCATGGGCTTGGATGCCGTGGCATTAACGATGCGTGTGAGGCGCTCGTTCTCGGAAAGCAGGGCGATCAGTAAGCGGGATGTGGTCAGTGTGCGCCGCGTTCTGATTAGGGTCGAATTTATATTTGCGATGTGCAGACGTGTCTCTTCTAAGAGTGTCATGGTTTGAGCACCTCGTTGATTTCGTGCTGTGTGGCGGGGTACTTGTCCCATTTAGCCACGCACTTGCGCAGGAAAGCCTCCATCTTTTCGGGGCACGGTTTTCCGAGCACGCGAACGGACTTGAGCTTGCCAGTCTCGCCGTTGATAATTGCCTGCACGTTGTCATGCTCCTGTTTGTCCTTGTCAAAGAACTCAGACCAACAATCCCCTATGCACCCCCACAGCACAATATCGGGCTTTGGCTCAGGCCTGACTCGGTACCTGTATATGGTGCGGCCAAACTGTATCTCTGAGCCAACCCGCTCTAGCACCTCTACGATGCTGGTGTCATACCACGGGTTGGCTCCGTAGTTCACCTCTAGCTGCTTACCCGCGGCTAGGGCCATCAGTATTTCATTGTGTGTCATGTCAACTCCTGTGGTATTTCAGTTGGCCACCCAACCACTTGAGCTATCTCGTTATTTGGCATTTGGGTCTTTCGTTTGTTTGAAATCTTAGTAGTCTTCATCCTTGTCGTCCAGAATAAGTTCTTCAATTCGCGCAGTGTCCCGGTCCGTCATCTTACGCTCTAGCCACGTGGCGGGGTAACCTTTACGATCAAAGACTGTGAAGTCTATTTCGGAGTACCCGTAGCAGTCCCAGTCGCTGTCGGCACTTCGGCCTAGGGGGCGTTGGACAAAGCAGCGGTCTACTTGGATTTGGCAGGGGATGCCTTGAATGCGTGTTTGTATCATAGCGCACTTTCGATGAGAATTACACAGACAATTAGGATTATTCCAAAAATCATTTTGATAGCTCCCAAACAAGCAGGACTGCAAACGTGAGCCCTACTGAAATAGCAAGGGCGTAGTCTTTCCAGTCGTTTTTTTTCATAGCAGGCCCTGCAGTTCTGCTTTTAGCGCTTTGGCTTTGACACCGCGAAAGCTGCCCGCATTGCTGAGAAAATATAGAACGATGCTGTAGGCATCATCCGCACCAAAGTGGTCTTTGATAGTAGTTAACTGTGATAGTGCCCGCAGGTACGGCACAGCACCGAAGTATGGCTTCGGCCACGCTTGCTGGATGTCCCGGGCAATGATTGAGAGGGGTCTTGACATAAGTTCTTTCGAGTAATAGCAACAAGTAATTTTGTTGTTAGTATATTATACTGTAGATTTTACCTGCTTTGTAATTTATTTGCCACTATTTGCCCCTGAAAACTGGTCGACCACACCGAACAGTCGTATACACATGCCCGCGAAACTTAAAACGATCGGCCGTGGACAACCAGCTTACACCGGCTTTTCAGCCATTACGCGGGGTAGCTTCTTGTTTATTACGTACCCGTTTAAAGCTGAGTCGTTGTTGCCGATCCCGTTTGACATAGACATTTGCTGCCACTCTGTCATAGATAGCTGTGATAGCCTTTTACGCTGGGTTTGCAGTGCATACGGAAACGTGGGCGAAGTTGATAGGCTGCGCAGTACTTTTGCCACCAAGTTCACAGAGGTTATTTCACGGCTGTTATCATTGATTTTGTCTGTGGCAAACTTAGCTGTGATAAACTGGTGTCCAAGGTCTTTAAGCACTGGGAAGACGTTCCCTTCGATCATTTGCGTGATGCTGCTGGTTAGCTCGTCGTGCTTGGCAAACTTCAGGTTTAGCAGCTCTTGAGGCGAATCGATATGTGGGTTCTCATCCCGAGTTGTTTGGTCTACATCGTCTAGAGTAAGCCGCGACCGCCACCATACTAGCGGATCACCGTCGTCAAGCACCACAGTCTCCAGTGCTTCAGCCAAAATTTGAAGCTTTATTTCGTACGGTATTGCTATGCACCAATCGACTGTTATGGCGATGAACCGGCGACTTCCTGACTTGTCTGAAGTGATGTCTGAGCGGTTAGTTGCCCCACAAATAATGTACCCCCGAGGCTCTACCTGTGGGTCTGTTTGGTACAGTACCTGTATTACATCCTCTGTTTGGGAGATATACTGTTTGATGTTTTCATGCGAGGCACCTCGTGAGTCAAGAATAATACCCTCAGCCATGTCGACTATGACAGAGCGGGCACATTTCACCATGCTGTGTCGCTGCTGGGCTGACGTTCCGGTAGGGAGGGCCTCGATAGCATGATAGAGCTTGTACCCTTCAAACGTTGCAAGGGTCTCAAGAAACGTAGTCTTGCGCGTGCCCTGTGCCCCCACTAGCATAAAGGCGAAGTCAGCTTTAATGCCCGGCCGGATAACACGCAGGGCAAACGCGGTCATGAGTATCCGCCCGAAGTCTGCACAAATACGGGTGTCTGCTTCGGGAACCTTTAGGTACTGTGGGCCCCAAGTATCTAGGCGTGGCACCTTGTCCCAAACCACTGCCTTCACAACATCGCGCACCACGTCTTTTTGGCTAGCACTCAGGTACCCTTGCACTGCGGTATGTACTACTGGCTTCGTAAACTTCCCATCAATGTGCTCTTGGAAGTTTACGAGTATGTCAAACTTCACCTTGTCTACGCTTGGACATAGGGCTCCGTCAAAGATAACCCCCAACCGCTTGTCATTATATAAGCGAGGACCATAGAGCGACTTGACTATTTGGAAGGTATTAAACTCGTTTAGGACGAACTTGCCTTCTTCGTTCAAGATAACCCGAGCATCCACGAGTATTTGTTTCCGCGAAGCTTGGAGTGACTCCACTGTAACTACAACAAGCTCTTCAAGCGTACCGTTGGGGTCTGCAACAAGCCAGTCATCGACCCCCTTGTTAAACGGAGGCTTGTACAGTGTGAGCTTAACACTTAGGGCTTTGAGGAGGGATGCAAACGCGGTGGCGGCATACTGGATTTGCGTGTTGGTATCTATGTCCCCGTCAAAGACCGCCTTGATTTCAGTGCAACCATGTAGAAGGTTGATCAGGGTGGGGTGCAGAACTGAGCCTTGCGAGAACCCACGACAACCCCGCAAGCCTGCCGTGAATAGCCCAAAGTGCTTGGCAAACTTTACTGACTTCTTTTCACCTTCGATTAACCATAGGACTTTGGACTTTGGGTACGCTGTAGGGGGCACGTACAAGTCTGTTCGGCTCTTAGGCCCCTTGTACTTATCTATTGGGGTGTCCGCTCGTCGCACCCACATGTCAGGTGTTTGGTACGGTATAATATACTGCCCGATGCCAAAGACATTTGCTATGGGATAGCAGCCAAGATCCTCGGGGACCAGTCCGCTTCGTGCTAAGTCTGCTAGCATGAAGTCATTACTGATGGGATCAGTTACGGGTGGTGGAGCTGTTTCATAAAGTATTGGGGATAACGCGTGGATTTGGGCAGACATGGTTGGTTTGTTGCAGTTTGTTGTGGTTGGATTTTGCAGAAAGAAAGGCCCAAGGTTTTTAGGCCTTGGGCTTTCAACTGCATCTATGCGCTACCAACCACGAAAGCACATAGGGTGCTTTATTATAACGCGATTCGTGCCCTTGGTAACATAATATTTGCCCCTACTCACTAAACTCGCAGTCAGGGCCAAATACGCAGTCAGGGCCAAATATGCAGCCGCTATCAAATATGCAGTCAGGGCCAAATATGCAGCCGCTATCAAACTCACCAAATATGCAGTCG